TCGTTTTTTACTGCTGTCGTTAGTGTTCGTGCCATAGTCCTCGTAATAACTTCTTGTTATGCTTTCTGTACCTTTTAGCATGGTAAAATTAAATTTACTATCAGGTTTTTTGTAAGCTTTTAAATCATTAGTCTTTTCGTCTATTTCATCAGCATTGACAATAGCAGTAGCTTCAAACTCGGCACTCACTAAATGTGTGATCTTGTATTTTTTCATTAAAGAGTTTCTTCAACATCTAACTCAAATTGATATAAAATATTACCATCTTTGTCTGAACCGATAGCACCGAACTCTTGCATATCACTTGTCAAATGTACTTTAAATGCAACATTGTCATAAGTTACTACTGAGTCATCTACTAATGCTGTAATAAGTGGTGGCTCGATAGTAAGTGTTGCTTCATTAGAAACATCTGCTGTTACATCAGCGACCACCATATAAACTTTAGTATGTGAAGCAAAAGAAATAAAATCTCCAGCTTTAAATGTGCCTGTCATAGCATCTACATTGATTGTGGTATCTCCAACTGCGTGTGTGCCATTTACTAAAATAGTGCCACTTGCATTACCTCTAGCATTTTTTATTTCAGGTGGTGTGATAGTAAAATCATCTTTACTTGATCTTTGTTTCATTATGAAAGCCATAAGTTCGCCATAAATGTCTGATCTTTTGCCTGTAATAATTCTAGCTGTAAAACCAAATCTTTGATTATCTACTTGTCTTGTTAATTTTTTTCCTGAAAGAGATTTAGAAATAATTGTGTTTTGAACAGACTTGATACCAAGTGTTTGAAAATCTGCTGTTGATATTGGAAATGCACCACTCATTATATTAACTCACTTCTGCCTTTTTCTGCTAAAGCATTATTTATTATTCCTGTTATTGTACCTCTATTCTCTTGTAAAGCTTCTCCAAATCCTCGTGAGTCTATTGTGTTAATAGTAAAATTAACATTTACTCCACCACCACCTTGTCCTCTTGCGTGTTGAACTATTTGACCTGTACTATTTGGAACAAATACTTCTGCACCTCTTTCTCCTACTAAAATTGGTCTGCCTTTTGCTACTGCTCCACCTTGTGCGTGTGAACCACCAATATTAAAACCGCCACCTGAACCACCTGTAAAGAAACTGAGAATTGCTTGTTTTTTCATTTCAGATGTTTGTTTTTTCATGGCACTCGCTTTCTTTTCTTCTTTTTCAAGTTGTTTTGCTAAAATCATATCTTTTGCCTTTTGCATTACTAACTCAATGGCTAATCTCAAAGTAATCTCAATGGCCATACTTACTAATCTAACCATAAAATCTTGTGCTATTCTTTTTAAAGAGTCTCCTAATTTTTCTCCCATAACAACTGCTCTACCCATACTATTTGAAACTTTTGAAATACCCTCGTTTATAGATTCTGCTATTGTTTCTCTGATGTTTTCTATTTTCGTTTTAAATTCTTCTAACGAGCCTTTGTTTAATTCTCTAAATTTCTCTATCATTTTTTGAGTAGCTGATGGAATAGCAACTGATAGTTCATGTTCAAAATCATGTGCAATTACATTTGTGTTATCAAATGTTTCTTCTAATTTTTTTGCTGAGTCTGTTGCTATTGATAATTCATGTTGAAACTCTTGCATCCCTCTTTCCATAGCATCTATATCTTCAAGAAAACCATCAAACAATTTATCAATACCTTTAAATGCTAAGAACACAGCACCACCTGTTGCTAACAAACCAGCTATCGCTAAAAAACCTGATTTGATAGCAGATGTACCAACTGCGATTGCCATAGTAGATTTTGCAACATTCATAAGTGCAACAGCAACTCTACCAAAAAATAAAACTATTTTTAATGCTATCAAACCTTTAATAATATCTAACAATAAACCAAAATTATTTTTTACAACAATAATTGCTTCGCCAAGTTTTGTTACAGATACAGCTAATACTACTCCAATCTTTCTTCCTACATTATCTATATTCTCTGCATTTTTTTCTAAAAACTTGTCTAACTCTCCAAACTGAGTTTTTAATCCCTCAAAAAATCCAGCTTCTAAAATAGTTTTCTTGAAACTAAATATTTTATCTCCGATCATTGAGAGAGTACCTGTAAATGTACTTGCTAAATCATCTGTTGCTTTTCCAAATCTACCATTTTTACCAAAGACTTTTTCAAATGCTTCAGCAGTAGCTTCAATAGATACTTGCGCACCAGCTTGAAAACCAAGCATATTTCTTACACCTTTTTCTCTAAATAAATCTGCCGCACCGATACCAGCACTAAATGATCTTTGTATTTGCTCTGCTGTTGTTCTAAAATCTAATCCTGTTACAGCCGCAACATTACCTGTTATCTCTAACATCTTTTTTAAATCTTCTGCGTTGTCTGTAATTGTTGCTAAAATACCTGAACCTGATTGTATTTCTTCTAGTGAGAAAGGAACTTTAGATGCAAACTTGACCATGTTGTCAAAAGCTTTTGCACCCTCATTTGTATCTTTTAATAAGAATCTTAATCTGACTCTTAAATTTTCTAATTCTTTACCTGTATTAACTAAGTTTCTGACAACAAGCCCAGCACCTAAACCTATAAAAGCATTTCTGACATTGAATACAGCACCTCTTACTTTTGCTAAACCTTTTTGCAAACCACCTAAGGCTTGTTTAGTTTTATCTCGTGCTATTACATCTATAAGTAATTTTTGATTAGCCATTATCTATATTTCCTTGCTTGTCATCTATCTTTGGTTTTTATACTCATCTTGTTCTTTTTTCAAGTAAGCTATCCAAAGATTAAAATGGCTCATAGGCATATCTAATACTTTTTGAATTGGTAATTTAAGTCTGTCAGCAACCACTAACATATTTCGGATGTCAGGGTCGCTATTTACTTTTTTTCAGCTTCCTCTATTGATGAATCTGCAAGTATTTTGTTTGAAATGGTAGCAATAACATTGGAGTCAGCATTTCTTCTTAACTCAAATTTATCTTCTAATTTGAAAGCTTTTTTGAGTTCGCCTTTCTCATCTTTGACTTTTAATTTCATTACAATCAAATCAACAAGAACATTTAAGTCTTGAAAGTTATTTGATTTTTTAAAGATGATGTTTTTTTCTTCAAGTGTTAAAGGCTCAGAATAAAATACTGATGGATTACCAGCTTCATCTTTCCATTCAGGAACTTCAATAATTAAAGTTTGCAGAGTCTCAAAGTGAGACTTTACTCTATCTATTACTGACATAAATTATTATGATTCAGTACCTATTGTTAATGCACCTGTGCCTTGAAAAGTAACATTTCTAGCAACAATACCATCTAAAGGTTGATTTACAGACATACCTGTAATTATACCAGCACCCTCAAACTTTCTGTCGCCTGATGAACTACCCTCAGGTAATAATTTAAAAGTAACACTAGACCCAGCAGTTAATTGTGTTTGAACACTATCTGCTTCGTCAAAGTGCATTTCTAAAGTACCTGAAAATGATGTTCTACCAGCTACGAAACTTTTTGCACCATCTGACATTTTTGTAGATTCTACAACATCGCCTGTTGTTTCAAGAGTGAAAGAAGTAAGTTCGCCAACTGCTGAACCACCTACTACAACTTCGCCCTCTTTTCCATGATGAACTGCCATTTTTTATTCTCCTATGTTAAAATTGTTTATATTATTTTTCTTCTTCATCGTCAATATCTTCCTCGTCATCTTCATCAAAATCTTCTTCTGAATCATCTTCCCAAGTTTCATCTTCTTCTTGATCTCTAAGATCAGCAAGTAAATCTTTGACTTCTTCACACATTAAACTTTCTTTATCGTGTAACTTTTCTATTGCATCTATTTTCTTTTCTATTTTATCAATGATTTTATCTTTGTTTGCCATATCTTCTCCTTGTTTATGGTGTTCCAGCTTGGAACTCATAAGTACATCTTACAACCATTCTTATACCACCAATAGGAAATAATGTACCCTCGTCTGTTTCCACACTAATAACTTCAGTATCAAGTGCGTTGCTATTTCTTGTAATATCAGATTCTAAGGCTGTTTCAATAGCTGTGATTAATTGATTTCTTTTAGTGTCAATATTAACTTCAGCACCTTTAACAAATCCAAGTATTGCAAAGTCAATAGTTCCTGATCTTGTTTTTGCACCTATACCCATTTCTATATCTTCTCTTGTTTCCTCAGATGTTTGTACTATTACTGCTGGATATTGTTTATCTGATAACTCGTCTAATTGAAAAGGTTGTCTTGTAGCTTTCTTAATTGTTGGGCTACTTATACCTGATATTGTTGATAAAAGGTTTGATGCAATATTTTCTCGAACACTCATAATCTAGTCATCTTTAATTGTTTTTCTATAAATCTGTTGAACTGCTTACTTATAATCTTTTCTGTTCTATCATTAAAGCCAAAAAATTCTCTATTCGGTTCATTAAGAACTTGATTAAATAATGCTCTTTGTCTCATTTGTGCATTAGTAAAACCTAATGATACTTTGTGCTTTCCTGTTTTGGTGCTTGTCAAACTACCTAACATTCTTCCTGTATAAAATAAATCTACACCTGTTGGTTTTCCCTCTCTTTCTAATTGTTTTCTATAAGCATCAGAATATGGCTCAAATCCAACATCTCTAAAATTAACACCTCTTTTTGTTTTAGTTCTTATAATATCAACTAATTGAAACCCAGCCTGTTTTACACCTTTGTCAATAAATCTTGGTAATTTGGATTGTAGTTTTTGAAACTTTTTAATTATTTCTTTTTCGTTTGATTTAATTTTTACATCGACAGCCATTATCTAGTCAATCTTCTAAAACCATGTAAAGGCTCTCTTTCAGCAACTTGGATAGTGCCATCTCCTGTTTCATCGTACTCAACACCATCCTCTAATATTGTTCTCCATTCTTTGTTATATTCTGACATATAAAACTCGCCCATTCTTTCAAATCTATCTTTTTCTGTTTCAGGTCTAAACTTTGTTAATGCTGGGCAAAGGAA